GGCTATTGATGGCTGACGCCGTGAACGTCATCGGCCTGATGCGGGTCAAGAACGAGGGCCGCTGGATTCAGCGGGCCGTCGAATCCATCCTGCCGCTCTGTCAGCGCGTGGTCGTGCTCGATGACCACTCGACCGATTACACGCCCAACATCTGCGCGGCGATCCCCGGCGTTGAGCTGATCCAATCGTATTTCAGGGGATTGGACGAGGCGCGCGACAAGAACTTCCTTCTCGATGAGGTGCGCCACGAGGCCGACTGGGTGTTAATGATCGACGGCGATGAAATCCTGATGGAAACGGAAGAACTCAGGCGCGCGATGCGGACGACGAAGCACCAATGCATCTCGCTGCGCGTGCTCTACGCATGGGACCGCGAAGACCAGATTCGCGTTGACGGAGTTTATGGCAACTTCCGGCGTCAGTCGGCTTTCCGCCCGGGTACGGCTCGGTTTCACTCGCGCGGCGCGGCGAACTTCCACTGCGGCAACGTTCCCGTAGAACTGCGCGGTTCAACGCAGTACGTCGAATCGGCGCTCCTGCATCTGGGCTACCTACACGCAGCGGATCGGATGCGTAAATACCGCTGGTACAACGCGAACGACCCGCATAACGATGCGGAGGACCAGTACCGGCACATGGTGGTGGGCGACTTGTTCCCGGCAGAATCTAAGTTTCGATGGGGCGGCCCGCTGGAACTGCGGACGATCTAAAGCCCGAACCAGTGCTTTTGCACGCAGATCGTCAGAAACGTGCAACCTGCAGCAATCAGAGAAACAATCCAAGTATTTTTCCTGGCCTGCTTTTCGGCTAACTCTGCGATGGCGCGGGCGGCTCCAGCCTGTGCGGCATGAAGCCTCTCAAAGCCGGATATGGATTCGTTGACTTCTCCGATTTGCCGTATCACTTCGCCAAACCGCTTATTGTCATCGTCGGTGTGACGTCGGATATCCTCGCGCAGGCGCTCGATATCAACCTGCGTGGCAGCATCAGACATTCACCTGTGCTCCAGGTGGCCTGTGACCTCGTGGGGTCATGGAGTAGAGCATCTGGGCGAATCATAACATATGTGACCAAAAATGTTTTACAATTTGCGTAAATGAAGATCCCGCAGTTCGTCCAGAACGCTATCGCATGGCGCGGCCGGCCTGCGGTCGAAACTCTGTCGCCGCCGGATCCCGAACGCAGGCCGAATCTGGAACCGTTGGTGCGCTCCCTGGTCGAGCAGTTGGCCGCGAAGGAATCGGGCGAAGATATCCGACGGCGTGAAATTCTGGAATTCTACGAGGAACTTCAGGAAGCCGCCCTCATGGGCGGTTCGGGGCCTTGGCTCGGTCCGATGACTTTTGGCGAAGCTGTGCAGCCCGGTGGACTCCAGAAAGCCGCAGCAACCGGAATCCGTTCCCGCGAATCGTTTGCCAACTCGCAGGGCGCCAACGGCATGTTTGAGCTCGAACTGAATAACTGGGAGTGGCGCCGGGAGATCAACTTCGGCTGGCTCGAATTCTCGCGATGGGGAATTCAGCAGATCATCCTGCTTTCGCGGCTGTATTACATCAAAAACCCGATTGTGCGCCGACTGGTCAACGTCTGCGCGATTTACGTGTTTGGGCGCGGCGTTGAGATATCCAGCCCTGACCCGGACGCGAACGACGCGATTAAAGCATTCATGCTGCGCAATCAGAAGACGCTCGGCCAGGTGGCATTGACCGATCTGGAACGCCGCAAGGATTACGACGGGAATCTGTTCTTCGCGTTCTTCACGGATTCGAATACCGGGGATACCGACGTCCGAACTATCGACGCCACGGAGATGCAGGAGATCGTCACCGACCCGGAAGACGCGGACACGGAGCGGCTGTTTAAGCGACAGTGGTTTGAGAAAACCTTCGTCACTGCTACGGGCCAGTTTCAAACTGTCGGCAGAACGGCGTGGTATCCGTCGTTGAATCACTGGCAGGAAGTACAGGACGGCAAAGCGACCAAGGAAGCGGACATCAACGGCAACCCGGTGATGTGGGACGTTCCGGTATATCACCGGAAATGCGGCACCGCGGGTAAGTGGCTGTTCGGCTGTCCGCGTATTTACCCGATGCTCGACTGGGCCAAAGCCTCGCGCAAGTTCCTTGAACACTGCATGGCCGTTAAAGCCGCTTTGGCGCAAATTGCCATGACCATCACCACCAAGGGCGGTATGCAGGCGCTCGAAGGCATCAAGCAGCAATTGGGCTCGACCGTCGCAACTGGGAACTCTTCGTTGTATGAGGAGAATCCGACCGCCGTAGCCGGATCCACCTGGGCATCGGGGCCAGGCACTCAGCTTGCCGCATTCAAGAGCCAGGGCGAAGGTGGCGACCCGGAAGAGGTTCGGCAGTACAAACTCATGTGCTGCATGGTTAAAGACGTACCGGAAACATTTCTGGCCGACGTTTCGACCGGCAATCTGGCGACCGCAACCACGCTTGACCGTCCCACGGAACTGGCCTTAATGTCGCTGCAGGAAGAGTGGCGCGAAGACCTGTGCGTGATCGTAGCCTTTGCCCTGCGCAATTCACTGAAGGCGACCAACGGCAAAGTGCGCGAGGCGCTGACGAAACGGAAAGCCGATCTGAAAGTGGTCGATATCCGCGAAGCCTCCCGGGTGCGCAAGCAGGACGGAACGTGGAAGTATGCCGAAGCCGCGGTGAAGACACAAAAGCCGGATGCACTCGAAATAACGGTTACCTTCCCGTCGATCCGCGAAGGCGATATCCCGCAGTTGGTGGGCGCTACCGTATCCGCGCTGACGCTCGGGCAGGCGCAAGGCGTCACCGGCATTGATCAGAAAGCCGGAATCTTGCACTTGATGACGCTGCTCGGCATCGACAAGGCCGAAGAGATCGTGGAAGACATGTTCCCCGAAGCTGACTACGATCCCGACCGCACGGAAGAACTGGCCGCGAAAAAGGACCAGACGCTGAATCCGCCGCCACCGCCAACGATCCAGCCGGGTCCGGTTCCGAAAGTGAAGCCGAAGGCGATAGAAGCCGCTATGTCAAGGCTGGCTGAAGCGCTGGAGAAGTGGAAGGCCAAGGCCGCGTAAATGGCGAAACGGAAAGTAGCGTCGAAGCCAAAAGCTGGCCGCTACTTTCGCGATCATGCAGATTTTGTTATGCACCTTGCCGTTCAGCTTGCCGAAATGTCCGCAGCCGAGATCGCCATCGCGCAGACCAATGGCACGCCCTGCGATATTAACCGCGCGCAGCACGAGGACGTGACCGCAGCCCGCGAAATTCTCAAACGGGCGGGCGTTCGGACGCGGGACGAATCCCCGCCTTCGTGGCACTTCGCCAAACCCGCGCTGAGTCGCGCCACGCCAGAGCCGCAGACGGCTGGCGACATTCCGATGGAGGATATAGATGCCCTGGCACCTGTCGAAGTCTGATCCGCGCAAGGTTTACGATTCGTACCACAACACCGTCTGCGTCTGCCAGGATCAGGATCAGGCCAATCTCATCGTGTCCGCGGTGAACGCTTTCGGCCCATCGGATGATATGGCTATCAGGCTTCGCGAGCCCATCGCTCGCGCAGGAAAGGAGAGCGCGGAAGGCAGTCCGGGCGGCGGCGGTTCGGAGCACGCGAACAACGCGGAACCGCCGCCTGTACACACGAGCACTGCGGATGGCTGCTGCGGCGTGGCGATCAGCCGCGCAATGGCGAGCGGGGTGCTCGATAAGTTGCCGTCATTCACTTGTCCGAAGTGCGGCACTCTCTACGAGCCGAAGCGACAAGGTCCGCTCGTGCACTGGCAAGCGCGGGCCGCCGTGATGGTTTTCAAGCCGTGACGCCAGAAGCCGAAGTTCTATGGGCCGCGCACACACTGACCACGCTCATCGAAGCCGAACCGTCCAGCCATCAGGCGCAGCGGGATCGAGACTTGCGCGGGCCATTCCGCAAAATCCAACGCCTCGCGCGCCGGCGCTTTCGTGCGCAGCGCAAATCCGTGCTCGACTCGCACGCGCTCCGCAATCTGGGCGCACTGCGCGAAGCGGAAGATCCTGAACGCACGGCGCTCGAACTCAATATCATTTCGTCCCTGAGTCTGATGGTTTACGCGCACCCGGTAACCGCAGAGGAACAGCAGGCATACGCGGACGCCATTACGAAGGCGATTGACAGCGGCAGCGCAGCGGCAGCGGACATGCTCGACGTTGCGGTTCCCGAAACTACGGAGTCGTTCATTGCCGAATACCTGAAGGACGGCGGATTCACGCGGCTGACAGGCGACCTGGATAAAACGACCGTCGATCGTTTGGCCGCTGCCGTGGCCGACGCCTATGAAGCCGGCGCTGACTTTGACGGCATCGTGCAGGCGGTGAAGGATTCCTTTGCTGACGCTGACAGCTTTCGCGCGGGCATGATCGCGCAAACGGAGCTGAACGACGCCTGGAACCAGAGCCTGGTGCATTTCGCGGAACAGGCCGGGGCGACCAAGAAAGCGTGGATTACGGACATGGAGCCCTGTATTATCTGCATCGCAAACGCGCTGGATGGGTCGATTGACATGTCCGAGAACTTCGCGTCCGGTGATGATGCCCCGCCCAGTCACCCAAATTGCTTGTGTTCGTTAATGGTGAGTGCGTGAATTCAACCAAGAGAATTCTGCGCTTACTGGACAGGAGGGCAAAGCGGCAGTACGTCGGGATCGTCAAAGGGCGCGAGACCTGGTGGGATCATTGCGGGGTGCCCGGCCTGATGTGGCAACCACCACGAAAAACGAAAAGGCGCAAACGA